CATCGTGATACTACCCACGTCAGACATATCACCTTTAACATTTTGGGTGCCATTGAATGACTGCCCCCAAATGGTTCGGGCCGTCATTAGCTTCGTGGCGCTTGAGGCGTTTCCTGCAAATGTCCCTGAATATCTCCAAACGTAATTATTTGTGCCGAACAATTGCAAATTTCCATCAAGATTATTGTACTGTCCACTGCAATGCTTAGGTAACAATGTCGTTGGATCATATCCATCATCGCTATATAGTGATAGCACAACCCAGCCAATGCTATTAGGAATTATTTTGCCTTGTAGTGTTATACCTCCCTTATTAGCATAATTTTTTATAGCCCATTTGCATATAGCCTTTAAATAATCCTCTGTAGGATGTCCAGCGTCTTCATAATCACTCCTTAACAATCCTTGAGAAATCAAAGTGTCCCATGATGGGAATTTGGCATATAAAGCAACATTGTCGTTCTCGAACCCCGCATGATGAGTATCAAGCAAATCAGCGTCTAGGCCCGAACCAACTCCATCGTTCCCGGCATGCCAAAACGTTATTCCTTTATCAAAAGATATTACCGTATTATCGCTTTTCATAGAGGCGTTTGTAAATGCGTTACCATTTCCTGTAATCTCTATTCCGGCGATAGTACCACCGCCGCCGCCGTCAATGATTCGAACAAGGCCGTTTACTACCTCGAATTGCGTTTTATCATATCTTGACATACCTACCGCATCGTATCCAGCAAGCGGTTTATTAATATCGTAATTACCACTGGAATAAGCCACTATATCCCCATTGGCAAATATGTTGTGGTTAGCGTCAATCTTGACATTATGAGTCGTGTCCGTGTAATTTAGGTATAGGTTGTTTGTTGCGCTTCCATACACACCATTTATCGAGTTACCCCCGGATAACTTGATACCTTCCGCTGATTTATTTTTAGTAACAAGGATAGATTTGTCGGCATTGAAGTAAACCAAGGTATTGATACTATCTACGCTTGTCATTGCCCCTTTAACGATCCCAGTAGATTTATCGAACGCTTGCCCCCACCATGTGCCGTTATACAACTTCAAGAATCGAGCGTCATTACCTTGCATTACCGTGTTATCTAGCTCTCCAAAAACAACATTAAACTGGTTTTCCGTACCTCCATTTATGGAAGATAGGCTTAATCCTTTTCCAGCATAATATTTCTGCCCTACCGCACCTATCTTTAGCCCAACCAGACCATTGTCTATGGTAAAATCGGATGAGTTAAAACGGGCCATACCTAACGTATCATACCCGGCTGTAGGAGTGACTAAATCCCAGTTCCCAGACTGGTAAGCCACGATATCGCCTTTAGCCATGATATTACTATCTCCGATAAACTGTTTAGTTATATAGGCCTCGCTATTATCTTCTTTAATGTATAGGTATTTGTTCTTTTTGTCATTCGTCCATAACTCAGAGGGTTTCCCCGTGCCGCCTCCTAAAAGGCCAATTGACATCTTTTTCGCTTCTCCGGTTCCGGTATCGATAGCTACCCATGCCTCTTTAGGCAATGTCGTTTGTTCTTCCAACTGCCGGATCAATTTACCCGTAAATTCTGTATAAGCCTCTGCAATCCCATCAACGGACGCTCCGTATTGCGCTATCACGTTTGGCGAAAACATGATAGGTACACTAGCCGCTGCTAGTAGGGCATTCTTAAAAACCGATTGTGAACCTTTGTACGCTGATATCTTTTGTAATACGGTATTACTTTCGAAAGTTATAACGACTTGCGCCAAATCCCCAACATCATTCCATTGATATGAGGGAGTGAAATTATAAGCCTCGTAAGCGTTACCATCTTTCGTTATGGCCACATGATCATGTAAACGGATAATACGAATAGCGTCACACAGATATTCCGGGGCGGCAATAACCATCTTGTATTGCTTACTTGATATTTGGTTCTCAACGAACGTAAACCCGCCTCTTTTCGTGCTTTCTTCCTCGAATAGATATTCCGGTTTAGCGATCTCCGTACATAAGAAAAGCTCAAACTTAAAACCATTGTCATAAGTCAATGCTCCCTCATCGAAAATGATAGGATCGGCGTTGTAATACTCAACCTTTACCAGCTTACCGATATTGGCATAGGCCGTGAAAACCTCGGAATAGTATGTATCATTGCCAATGACCACTCTCATCGTGTATTGCCCCGGCGTTAAATTCGCATAGTTTCCGCATTTAAACTGCATGACCTTGCTATTGCCAATAGTAACTACGTTTACGGACATGTAAGATGTGACCGTTGCGACCTCAACGCCCCGATCATTGTAAATCTTTGCGGATGTAAGCGTAGTTGACTCGGACGAACCTCTGATTATCTGGAAAGGAGTAACCCGATTCAATGGCATGTACAACGGGTATTTAATCCCATAGTTGTAAGGACGTGCCTTAAACATGTCGTTCTGGCTCTTATAAAAGGCCAATGGATTTAAATTGTTATTCGGTGTCATATCAATATTTTAATGTTACGTTATTCATTCTAGTTCCCAAAGATACGGTACATTTATCAATTTTACCTACTCCTAAATCCGTCTTGACTAAAGTCATAGGATCGATATCATCATACGTAGGGAATTTAATAGACTGTTTCATTTTTCGTGTTACAGATTGTGCCACATATTCGGCATTATTAATGATCAAAGTTCGACCGGGCATATCATACACCCAGTAATCCGGTTGAAGCACTATGTAAGCTAGATAGCCATTTTGAAGATTATAAGTAAAACCGTCTATTGTCCTTTCCACAAAAGGCAATGTATATTGTCGTAGCGTACCGTTATAGTAACAGGACATCACGACAAATCCATCATCCGATATCATACTAGGATTTGATAGGATAAAATCGACATCACTTGTAAATTTTCCAACGGTTATTTCCTCTATATTACCTTTTTGTACGGCATTACTCTTTACCTCTATTGGATAGCCTTCAAATGGCTCTGTTACATCATTAGCCCATGAGAACTGAAAACGTTCCGGGGCATTTTCCTTATCGTACTCAAATGAGTTCTGGCCCATACTCCAAGGTTTATTATTTGAAGGTTGAATCGTAGTTGTTAAATCCAGACCAATTTGTTGTTCGATCTCATATGTACCACCATTGTAATAATATTGGATATGCTCTATTATCAATTTGGAATCTTTGATATGCCATTTCAACTTAAATGTATTATACAGCATACTTAAAACCTCTCCTAGTGTTATAGGGGCCTTCATAGCTGGCTGATCGTAACCAGCCTTCTTCACATTACTAGTAGGTGTAATGATGAGATTTATATCTTTATGCGATATAGGATCACTCCCACTGTACAAGAATTGAGAATAGGCGGTAGTATTGCTATGCGTTATACCGGGTGCGATTTCGTTCAATAATACTTGTATAACACTATGTATTGGATAAGCATCATTTAATACAAATGAATTTCTACCTATTCTATCTATTTCATATACACTATCATTATACTTAAACCAATAAGAAGAATTAGTCCAGTTCGATTTACTTAAAGGCAAATACCCGCCTTCATCCTCTGGTGGTAAAAAGTATTTACCGTTCGAATCCATGCCCCATTTATTAGGCGTGTCTGTTTTTCTTGCTGACACAAATACCACATTACTAAATGAGACCTTTGCCCCATACTTGTAATTAGGATTTATTTCTAAAGCGTCTTCACTCGTGATCCTGTATAGATCATATCCTGTCATACTTTGCCGATCGGTTAATATCCTGCTTTGGATGTAGTTGCTTCTCCAAGTCATTGTAACGTTAGTTACTGGTGGTGTAACCATTTGCATGTTTATGGTATCCTCCCATAGCAATTCTCCGTTTTCGCTTACCCCGGCATAAGTCTCCCCCTCCCAGTATAAAGTTCCGTTGCTTATCCCATATATCTTAAAGGTAGTAGTTCCAGACGTATCTACGGTATTCATGGCTATTTCCATGCGGTACAATCCTTTATCATCATATGCAGTGCCTTCATAATTAGTGCCCGAAGACACATTATTCCGGTATAGCACTCCCGTATATATGGTTCCATTACTCATAGTGAATGTAAGCATGAATGATGAGAAAGCCCACATATTCTGTGTTAGCCCGGCATCATTTACTACATCTTGTTCCCAATATGTACCAGAAGCATAAGAAGTAACCGAAGAATCATTCTCTATGTGTAATTGGACGCATGGCCTTTTTACTATCATACATTTTTGGATTTTAGGGGCCAGCTTGATCAAATCGAACTCCTTATCTAGCCCGGCCAACACATCCGTATAGCCATCATCCGTTTCTACTTTTATCGTGACGGTTCTATTGTCGTAATTCCAAGAACAATCCGTCTTGCTGAACTTACTTACATAGTAGTCGGCAAATGCGCCTTCATCCTTCGATCTGGTTATCTTCAATGTCATTTCCGCTTCAATAGATTTCTCTGCTAGGAACACGAAATCTTCACGTTGAAAAACCAAAGTGCCCGACAATTTTCGCCGGGCAAATTCTTGACCGGATTCCGGGGATATCTCTATAGATAGATCATTTGAATAGATAGCCGGGTTCATTTCCCGGCTATCAACATAGAACTTATATCTTATATTCATTTGTGTATGATTTTAACATTACCTCTTATTTCGATCAATTCTCCGTTTTTACCTTGGTAGAACCTGCGATCTCCTTGTTCCTTTATATCGGACAATATCGATTCTACTCTACCCATATCGGAAGAAACGCCCGTATAACTTACGCTTAAACCTTCGGTTGAGTAGGCCCCTAGGAACGCTCTTTCAAACGATCCATTATTGAGAGTGTTCACGATCTTTGGAAGGATATCACGATATTTCCGTGTATTCTTCTTATTGATTATCGCTAAAGCCTCGCCGCCTTCGGCCCTACGTTCTCTTCCGTCCGGCATATGGCCAATAGGGATATCATTGCCGCTTTTATGAGAACCACCGCTCAAAATCTCCAAACCTCCTTCTCCATACGTTTGTGATTGCGCTTGGGTTCTTGTTAATTGTGATGCTTTTATCTTTGAGGCCGCAAATGTAGCCCACATCAAACTTATAGCCGGGATCGCTAACCAAGGGAGTTTTAAAGCCGCCCATATTCCAGCGGATGCCGTTATAAGATCGCTAGTTTGCTTTAACGTGTTTATAGCTTCTTGCGCCTTTTGCGCCTTTCTTTGCTCTGCGATCGCTTTAGCTTGGTTCTTCTTTGCCAAAGCTAGTTCTTTTTGGGCCGATTCTACGTTATTAGCGTATCCATTGTTCCGGGCTTCTATCTCCGCATCTAGCCTACTCTTTGCCGCATCTACTTCCTTTTGTGCGTTATTAACCATTTCCTGCGCTATCTGCGATTGTGCGGATAATATCTCGTTCAATTTACCGATCGAGAATCCTACACTTTCGTTGATAGCGTTTTTACGTTCATCAGACAAATTTATACCTAACAGACTATAGATGTCCTTAGTCTTGTTCTTGGTAGTTTGCTCGTTAATTTCCCTTGTCAACGTAGCCAACATATTTTGGATAGTCTTTCGCTCTACCGCCGTCAACGCCTTGCCATTGATGGAATTTAACTGTAGAATCTTTTGCCAACGCTCCTTTTCGGCCTTTAGGCGATACAAAGTCTTTTCGTCCTCTGATCGCTTGATTAGATTGAACTCGCTTTCCTGCAATTCGGCCATTGCGTCAAATTGGGACAAGGCCATTTGGATATTGAACGATCTTGATTGATCCATCCTTTGTTTGTCGTACTTAGCGTTGATGTCCGCTTCGCTTTGTCTCATGCTTTCTTGCAACTGGCTATTCTTAACGATTTCCTGCTTTCGCTGGTTCTCCAAAAGTGCCATTTTAACATCAAATTCGGCTTGTGTGTTTTTGGTCGTTGCCTCTAATCTAAGCTGCAAAGCGGCCTTTTCATTATTAAGCATCGCCAATTGTTCTTCCTTGCCTAATTCATCGATCTGTTTCATCCCGGCCTTAACGTTATTGGCGATAATGATGTTTATGAGCCTACGAGATTCTTCCGTCAAATCCTTATCCGTTTCAAGCTTGTTTTTGAGACTTTCGTTTTCGGCCTTAGTCTGATTCAATATAGCTTGCGATCTTTTGCGGAATGAGTCTGTTTGTAGCTTATTCTCACTCTCGTAATATTTCTTCAATATATCGAGATTCTTTTCGTTGATCCGCTGCGTGCGATCTTTAGGTTCTTTACCCTTCTTTTTGTCCTTAGTCGGATCAGAGGACAAAGCCCCGATATCTACTCGTTTGGCTAATTCCTCCATCGTTTTCCCAAGCTTATCGTATTCCTTTTGTAAATCTTCGGCTTTTTGCTTGGAGTTAGCCCATGCCAGAGCAAGTTTACCGTTCTGGGCGATCGCCACTTGTACCATCTGCGAGTTTGATCCATATTTACGTGTTACGGCCTCAATGCTTTCAGCCGCCTCCCTTGCACCTTGCGATAGTAATTTACGTTGCTCTAAATTATTATCTTGTATTTTGGTCTCAACCTCTAATTGCTGCTTGGATAGCTCGATCAATTTTTCTTCGGCGGCTCTAGCCTTTGCGCTATTTAATATAGCTTTCGCCAACTCGTTATATTTCGAGGCGGCTTTTCCGGCCAATATTTCCTCATCCGTGAAGTTCTCGAAATACTTCGGATATTCCTTCTTTAATGCTTTAACTGCCGCTATTCGGTCATTGTAAGATTTAGTCATATCTTGACTACCATTATATAGCAGTTTAATATGTACCAAGTCCTTTTGGGCCTCTTTCGATCCTGTCCTTAAAGCCTCATTATATTTAGCCAAAGCATCTTTTGCCGCCGTAGTTGCGGAAGTGCTTTTAACCATATTGCTAATGAACTTTACGATATCACCTCCAAAAAAAGTTAGCAACGTGACTCCAATACTCATGAGCGCATTCCATGAGACGAATGTTTTCAATACCGATCCAAACACTGATTTAGTCTTTAGCCCTTGTGCAGCTAAAGCCTTATTTTGCACGATCAACGCTTGAATCTGATCACTCAATATCGGAAGGTTATTAGATATGGCCAGAAAAAAGGTATTAGCTGATACCGCCGCTGCTGGGGCCTCTCGAAGAACTTGTGCCATAGCCATATTTAGTCCCCTAGTAGATTTTTCGTAATCTCCAACCGACAAAGTATGTTTCCCAGTAGATTCTTGGAGCATCTTCATCTTTTGGTAGATGTTATACGTTGTTTGCTCTAAAAGTTGACCTTCTTTAGTATTCTTGCGATATTCTTCCGTCATTGCGTTTAACTTGATTTTATTCAAGCTGTATTGAGCGGATAGATGATCATAAGAGCCTTCCAATGAGTTATTGAGGCGGGCCGTCAATTTATTGATCGTATTCTGGTCATGTTGCTGCTTTTTCAATTCAGCTATCCGCATAGCTGTTTCTCCCATAGCGGCTGTAACCTTTTTTTGTTCTGCGGCTAAACGATCGGCCTCCGTTGCTGCTTTCCTTACTATTTCCCGCCCTTCCTCTGTTATCGTATTGGTTTGCTTTAGCTGTATTTCCAATTCGGTAGCTCCTTTCTTCGTCTTTTTTTGCAATGAAGAAAGCTGTTTGTTTAATTCCGTCAATTGCTCTACAGCGGTGATAATACTATCATCCGGTTCAATCAAATCACGGTATCTAATCGGATTATCTGACATATCTTATTTCTTTAAAATTAAATCATAACCTCTCGCTTGTATGCTCGATATTTCTTCCCCTGTCAAATTCCAGAACACATCCCGGTTTACGTATATTGCCATTCTATCAAATCCGGCTTTCTCTCTATCATAAGACAGGCACAACATCGTTTTTATAAAGGATTCATGAGAATATCGATATACGTTAGACAAATCTAGTTCTTTCCAGTAAGGATTACTACCTATGCCCCTTATATACAATTTCGTTTCCTCATTGCAAACTTCGATAGGTTCATCCAATGAAAGAATAGCTTTGGGCCATTCCATTAACGGAACATCTTTCAATTTAAGCCCTAGTTTTTCTAGGGCCTCTCTAATATCTGTTAGAGCTTTTGTCAAATTTTCGAATGTTGCCATTAGAACGTTCCTGCTATTAATTTATTTACAGATGATTCTAATGCCGTTAAACGATCATTTAACAACTTACCCTGCCTAGCCGATAAAGGATCGGTCATTGACTCATTATCTAAGGAGTCAACGGTAACGCATAGATTACTACTGTTTGAGTCCGTAGTATTATCTGGCTTGATAGTCAAATCGACCAAACCCATTCCTCCTTGCATATATGAGAACACGATATTATCCCCGGATTTGTATTTCATTGCGACATGAAAATACATAACATTTTCTGAGGTTATCAATATGTACTCATTATCAAAAGCCGCTAAAGCCCTCTGGTACAAATCGCTTTCCGAAACATTAAGTATAACAGCTGATATACCTCCCGAACCCAAAGGTTCTTGTATCTCTTTGACTGTAGCCGAACCAATTTTAGGGAATGTGTATTTAAACATCTTTAGAGTCTTCGTATCATCCCCTACTAAAACAGGGGATGTAGACAATTCAATATTATCTGCCGAATAAAAGGTATTTACTACCGTTTGGTAATCATCCCCATTTAGGATAACTATATTTTTGTAAATGAATTTAGATACGGTATTAAATGAAGAAGGCATTCCCCAGTTAATCATCAATGTTTCTTCACCTTTTCCGGGTATTGTACGTTCCGTTGTGGCTTGTCCTTTTTTGAAAATATAATCAACAACATCTGTTTGGTTAAGTCTCGTTGACAAGGTTACCGTATTCATCGATTCATTTATTATGCTACCACATACCGTAAAATAGCCATTCTTGCTTTTAATGATGATCGGGACACCTTTTCCCACTAGCCCTAAAACCAGATCGTAATCATAATCCAATGAATGATCCAGATAATCCAAAAGAAAAGCCCCAATAGATTCCGGCTCTTTTAATTCCTCTTTGGTAGGGGCACTATCTTTGGGAACACGAATGATCATTTGGGTAATACCATCATTTGACACCAGCGGGGAAAACAGCATTTCGATCGATCCTTCATTGACATTTAAATGTGGACATATGCTATATTTCCCGGTTTCATCAATATCTACTATGATCTTACCATTAGTATAAGCGTCAATGATAAAATCATATGCGGTTGGGCCTAATCCCATGACACTTGTAAATATCAATTCTTTTTCCGCTTTGCCGGAACCGTCCCCGATCGTTATATCAGTAGACAAGTCAACTATGAAAGGATATCCCGTTTTTCGTGACATGCCGGAATAAGGAACCAACTCAAACGCTGGTGATGAATCGACCGTAGACATCCCCAATTCTCCATCATTTTCTACCAGCATACGCACATATATTCCTGTATGCACTTGATCTTTTCCGTAGAAATTGAAGGATATAACACTATCTTTAACGATATAGTCGCTTACCTCTATTTTCTCGAAACCGGTTTGTAAGAATAATTTCAGTTTCTTACTCTCTAAATCTTCTGGTTTACCCAATCTAGTTATATCCCAGTTGACAATTATGTCATTACCTATTCTTATTTTATCCATGTTATTTTAATTAAATTTCTTGTTTAAGACAATTTTATTTCAGCCTATATATATTACCGCATCAATTATAAACCCTTCTCTGCGGCCTTATTTCTGGCCTTTGCTACCTCTTTTAGGTAATCAAAAGAATTGTAGAAGGTCTGAACCGATATTTCAGATACTTTGATGTTTAGTTCTTTCGAAAGCAATAGACACATCTTATCGAAATCCTTATCATACCGAACCTCTACGCTTTTAGGGCCATAAAAGCATTTAGGGGGATTGAATAGAGCTATATCTAAATCCAATTTCGTTATCTGCTTTTCCCGGCTCTTACCGTCCTTAATTTCTTCTAACTGCAAAAGTGTACGCTTCCGAAGAAGATCGTACACCTCATAAATTCCGCTGTCCTCAAATTTCCTTGGAAAGAATGTATTTAGTTCCTTCTCGATTTTTTTTTTGACCGACTGTAATAGCCGATCAAAAAATGATTTAGGGACATCGTTAAGTTTCTCCATCGTTCGTTTCAATCCTTCATCTGACAGGTCATTGCATATGACATGATCAATCGAATGCACCAAGCACATAAAAGCCAAATGAGCCGGGTTAATGGTTTCTGCGACCAGATAAAGGTTTTGCCGAAGGTTATTAAGTTCTTGTACCGCCAAATCGGGATCATGGCCGATAAACTTGATAGCCCGGTCAATATGTACGTTGATATCATTAAGATCGGAACCTATACCCGAATCTATAAGCATATATTTATTGTACTTGTGGAACCGGATGATTGGGAGTTCATCTATACTATCGTACAGAATGACTATATGATTATTTATTACCTCTCTTTTCATAAGAATTTTCGTGATATTGGTGTACTGAACAAAGGTATTAAAAACATCCAATAATCTTGCGTAACGATAACTACCAACATCGATACAAAAAGATTAATCCAGAAGGAAAGACAAAAATCACAATTGAACAAATCGCTAAATAGCCGTATAGGGCTATACATTACTATGTATCCACGGAGTCCTATTTTATCCAAGAACAAAAAGATAAAGCAAGATATCATGGCTATCATGAAAACTAGACCTACAATATTCAACATATCAATATCATTTACAAGGTTCATTATATGTAATCTCCCCAGTTATTTTAAAGCCGTTCCAAGGCCACATTAAGTATTGTGTATCGATCTCATCGCACGAGAACCCGGAGAAGACATTGCTATACTTCTCATATATTTTATCTACGGTCACGTTAGGGCATAGCTTCAAGCATCCCAAAACATAATCCTTGCATAGATCGATATCCATCATTTCGCTAGTACCTTCTTTGTACCAAACGATAAGAGAGTATCCGACTTTGTATTTATTCGTTTCGAATGATACATAGTTGATACTCTCTATTGGATCATCTAGCATGATGAAAGCGTAACCATGACCACGGCTATCTAATGGTAACATATCCTCATATTCCCCATTACCTATATAGAAACCGGGATAACGGTATTTTTCCCCGTTTCTTATCCGCTCATTAGCCCTCGCACGCCCATATACGTAATCGATAAATGGGACACTACACAGAGCGTCTAAAATAGAGTCTATTTTATTACCTAAAGCAGACTCAAAGTAGTTGTTAATTTTCTTTGCCATTCAATTTGTCTTTTAATTCGTTTAATACTTTGGGATAAAGGTAATGGTAAATTATATCATTTAGGTTCTCATCCGTTAAACCTATAATTTCATCCCCGTACCCCAACATCAATTTTTCGGCTTTCCAGTCTCCCGCTTTAATCTCAAATCCATCTTCCGTAAAATCGATAAAGAATGAGGCCTCAAAGTCTCCCGTATCACGTAACGTAACTCTGTTTGTCGGCTGTCCTTTCTCTTTCTTGATCGCTATAGTCATAGGGCTATAAGGGGCATAACTCGCAATAGATACGTTGTTTCTCGTTATTCCTTCCTCGTATAACTGCGCTTCCGTGTTATAATCCAAGATTATTTCTTGGTTTTCCTCGATACCTTCTCTAAGTATTTCCGGTATACTTTTCTCGAAGCCCTTCAACCTACGTATTAGATTCGTGATTACTCTCATACCGTTTGCATTCTTATACCATTATTCCGGCAAGGCATACATATTTTATTGAGACCGCTAAAATCAGTCTTGACAGCTTGGTATGCTTTCTCTAGTTCCCACTTTAGGCCAGACCTCCTAGGGCTTTGAGTATCGCCGTCTATTTCATAGAGCAATTCGTTTCGTTGGAAATTCTGATTCATCCGGTTAATCCTAAAGTTTGGATTATAAGCGAACTCTCTAAGCATATCACAAGCGAACTGCAAGCCCAGCACATTTACGAACGCCTCAATATTTTCCTCGATAAATCTTGTATGATCGCAATAAATAGAGAACTTGATATTTAGGCCATAATTGGTTAAAGGAGTATAGATGTTATCCGCAATATCCCACATCGGAACTATTCCGGCCTCATTTGGTTCGCCGGGCTTTATCCTCATTGGATAGAACTCAACATAGGGAGATAGCATTTGATAGGTTGCGTAGTCGTAGCTACCACAACTCATACATGGCTTCTTAGAGAAATCACGGTTCTTTGACACGGCTCTAGCTGTATCTAAAGCATTTTCATCATATACTAGGTAATATGAGCCGCCGCATTTATTTTCGTCTTGATACGGCAATAGGATAGGCTCTTTTAGCTTTATCCAGTTCATACCCCCTTTTACGGAAGCATGTACCGTTATCGTTTGTAAAGGTTCTGGAACGTCTGAATGATAAAGTGAGACCGGGATATCCAGAACTAAACCTGTATTGTCCCGATCCATTATTTGAATCCCTATTTCCTCAATGGCTAAAATAACCCCTTCTACCCTTACCGGGGTAATCTCAAATCCTACATGGCTATTAGTTTTAGCCACTGTATCATATATCCGGGCGGTTCCGTCAAATATCGGTCTACGATCGATTATGCTTTTTGCCATTTTATCGCCCATTTTCTCTATGAAGAAATCCCGAATTACTTTTGATGCTGTAGCTTTCTTCTTTTTATGTAGCCACATAGCCTGCAATGTCTCCGTGTTACACTTTTGAGGCATTATCGAAACGATATTATCAGCCGTAATCATGGGATGAAACGAATTTGCGCTGATCTTACCTGTAATATCTTCTATATCATCTACCGCTATTCTATCAGCTAGCAGATCGGATGTTTTATCTATATCATACATATCATATAAAATTAAAAAAGGGAAGGAAAGCTATTGCCGTCCTTCCCTTAGAGGTAAAATAGAATATGGAAAATTAACCCGCTGCAACAGTCTTAGTCGGAATAGGCTTGCTATCCGGGTTCGAAACAACGACTTTCTTGTAGTCCTCTACTGTCTCCTTCGCAATCTGGAATTTCAGATAAGGAGAAGGACGGGTATCAGCGTCACTATTATAAGCCGTGATATAAGCTACATCAACGGCGAAACCGAAATGCTCTTTCAAGTTTCGTTTCATATCTTTCGTTGCGTCCCCGCCAATAGCGTTATAATCCCCAACTGATTGATAGTAGTAAGTACCTACGGGAATGTCAAGAACTGGCAATGTCGTGATATCCCACTCGTAAGAAAGATTAGTTTTCGTACGGGCTAAACATTCACGCTCAAAACGTGCCAACATACCTAACTGGGAACCACTTATTGCATAACCGCTTGCGAATTGGTTTTCCTCATTCACTAACCGGTTCGTAAAGCCGAATGATTTACCGGAAAACTCTAGGCGTTTGTTTACGGCGTTATACTCCCCTTTTTGGTTCAGCTTGTTCAACAAAGATTGGATACCAGTATTACCAATGATATGTACCGGGCCATAGTAATCATTTGCAGAGAAGATCGGTTCTAAATCTGAAAGGATGTTTTCACGATCTTTCCAGTTTACGTTGATAACGTTACCTGTCTTATCGTAGATCAGCGGATCGTTGATGATTTTAGATTTTACAGTTGCCAACTGTGCCAAAGCATCAGTATCCATCTTTTCGCCCAACTTGTAGATGTACTTCATCATTTTAGTATTGAAGTCTCGTTGTGCGCCGATCTCATTGTTTTGATACATTACCGGAACCATAGTGAAGCCCCAAGCATAAGTAACGAAATTGATCGTTACCATCTTTGATGTGTTTTCCGAATCGGCGATCTCTAAAGTTCTTTCAGAACCAATAGTGATAGCCCCATCATAATCGATTACCGGAACCTCGAAAACACGACCATTACTTTGATTCACCTTATCTTTCATTTCTTGCGTGATAATTGAATCTGGGTCATTAGACATTGCCTTGAATGCGTCCAAAGCTCCGTATCGTGATGCACGATACTCGTTTTTGTCAATGTTTGTAGACGAACGCAAATTTTGCATTCTTGTGAGAACTAAACTCATGCTGTTTAATTTTAAAGTGTTAATTAAAAAGCGTTACCCTTGCGCCGTGATTTATTGTATAGGCAGATTTGAAACCTCTAATTCCGATCTGATCTCTCCAAGTTTAGCGGAAAAATCTTCGCTATCTCGTGTGAACCCGGATGCCATCAAATGATTTGCTATGATCTCATCCGCTTCTACTTGAGTTTTTGCGCCGGAAATATCTACAGTACCACCTTTGCCGCCTTTGCCGCCCGTGCTACCGTTACCTCTTTGTTCTCTACCATGATCAATGATATCCTTCAAATTGGACAGTAACATTTCCTTTGCGGAATAAGGCTGCAATTGATTAGCCGGGTTTTTAAGGATGTTTCCGTCTTTATCCCTAAAGATAAGACTTTGTTTCCCGTTCTCATCCACAAATTCCGGTTTATTTTCCGCTAAGATACTGTTTTTTGCGTTACTAATCATTACGTTAATGACACTTTCCGGATATTCAGATTTGAATTTAACTCCATTTAGAGCCTTAACGAACTCTGTGTCAACTATAGACATATTGTATTTGCCTTGCAGATCATTGTATTTGCTTTGCAAGTCACCTACTTGTGTCTTGTAGGTATTCTCTACATCCTTTAGTTGTTGTTGAGCATCCTTCAATTGCTGTTTGATCACCTCGTTACCTTCTCCGGCCTCAATTTTAGCTTTTAGGGTATCGATAGTAGATTTTAGCTCTGTTTTTTGAGCCTCAAAACTTTCCGATTGGGTTTTGTAATCCCCAAGAACTCTTTTCATGTAGTCGTAAGCCTTTTCCCCATCATTCTTCTTAACCCCTGTAAGAGTCAAAATGTCTTGTTCATAGGCCCCGTGGATTTCACCAGTCTTTTTGCCGATAACAGCGTTTTCATCATTCTCGGATAATTTCTCAATAGCGGCGATTTGCTCATCTGTCAATGTCGCTAATATGGCATTAGCCTTTATTACTTCTTTTTTTAACATGGCTCAATGTTTACGGTTCGTGAATGACATAGATTTCTTTTCCGGGCAAAGTAGCTCTTTGAAAAATCATGAACTCATTTTTACCCATGATCTGAATTACCCCGTTCTCCTTCGGTTTGCCCGTAACAGGATCGAAAGTAAGTTTAGGCATGATCAAAACATGTACCATGCCTTCCGTACCATTCTCTACCTTATAATTATCGGAAATCTTTTTGACTAATGCTTCTCTAGGGGATAAATGAGAACTCAAATTCTCTTTATTCTCCGCTTCCAGATTCATTCCCACTGATGTTACCTCGGGTTCCTCTTTCGTTTCCTTCGGCATTTCCTTGCTGGTCTGCTTTAGAACTTCCTCCTGCAATTTGTCCAATGTTTCTTTTGGCATACTCTTTTAATTTATTAGTTATTATTTCTATTTTTCGCCCGAAGTCTAAATTAGCTCCGAACTCAATGATATTTATGTTATTGCGCTCAAAGGTATCGATATATTGTGAAAAATTCAACTTTAATTCTAACAATACTGGATCAATTAAATCTCTATTGGCAATTTGCATAATCTCGTTAAACGTTTTGTGCCTATATGGTTCCAGTTGTTTTAGAATCAACATCCTTTGCAATTGAACCGGGTTATTCCTATTTTCGGTAGATATGATAAGATCGGATATCATATCTAAACGTGATTCACTCGCACCGCTTTTTTTTGCTTTATCGTAGATGTTCTGCAAATCCTCTATTGAATAGAGATAAAATTCGGTTCCCCAGTTGATGTTTGAGTTTAGGAAATAGTTACCATATCGAAGTTTGCAAACAGTATCATCAACGAACTTTTGTGCTTTTTCAAAGTTTTTCTTTAATGACAAAAGAACCGTTGTACGGCTCTCGTAATTAGATTCAACTTGTAGTTCATTGATCGCTTTTGTTTTTTGCAACTCCCCATCTTCACCTACTATGGCCCTAAAAATCGAGTCCTCTATACGTTTAACTTCTTCAACGTTATAGTCTAACGATTCACGGTCTATTCCCGTTATCTCAATAGGTTTTCTCAAATCCTTGGTATCATTCGTTGGTACTGGGATTTCAATGTAGCTACCCGGGCCTCTGATCTTCTTTGTCCCACAAATAGGGCACTCTTTTATTGCTCCTTCATTCGTGATCACATATGATCCTTGCGCATTCCTCAAATAGCTACCATCGCAATATTCCCCGGTTTGGTTGTTTCTGTATGAACAATCCTGTTGATACCCCGAATAGATAGGATAAGGGGCATACATGTCTAATTGCCGCTTAGAGACTTTATAGAACAAAAGCCAATCCAGATTATCAAGCTGATCGGCGATCGGGCTATCTTTAATGTCCGGTTCCCGACTATTTAACGCCGTGCTCCAAAAAAACATTGCCGGACAATACCCTAGATCGTGCCTAGACTCATTCAACGTCTCGATAACTTCTTTCCGATCATTTACCCTTACTAATCGGTAATACTCATCATCCAAGATCGCTAAAACATCTTTTTCCACATAATAGATAAGCAATGTCATTTCCCCATTATCTATTTTGTAATCATAGACATGGGATATATCCAGCCAATAGAAATACGGCTCCGGCAATGTCCCTTTTTGCTCACGAGGTAAATCTACGACTAAAACCGAATTTATGGATGTCTTCAAGGCGTTCCAGCCTTTTTCATGCCATACTTCCGGCTCATGTAATACATCCTGTCTATAATATTCCCAATCATCCGCATATTTTGAGTCTAGGAAATTATAAATAACGGCCGCATTGCGACCGTTAAACACTCTTTCCAACTCTTTATATATTCTCGATACTAGTTCTACCGTCTGAATCGGAAATCTGAATAGTTGAAGAAAGAAATTGTACTTATCTAATGGCAAACGCTGCTTAACATCATTGAGAAAATCGGTCAAAGGCAATCCAGCATCGAAAGTGTTCAAATACTTTTCGGTATGGAACTTTAATCGATTCTGGTATTTTATAGCCTTGCTAATTTCCCTGTTATGCTTCGGCTCCTTTAGAATTACTTGTACATCTTTCAATTCCATTATAATATTCAAATTGATAGGGTGAATCTTCTGGTAAACTCCAACCGCTATTAGGCATTCTTAAAATGCGTTCAGCGTGATCGATCGTGAATTGCTGGGTATTACCCATATCATTCACTAGCTCGACCATCGTAACTTTTGGCTTATTTATTTTCATATCAAATTTAGCTAGGAGAATCTGAATCTGGGTTAACCAAATCCGTTAATGGGTTAAAATCCTCTGGTTTGACAAAAACAAGGTTATCGCTCCAATTCGGCTTGAATTTCCATGAGATATTATTTGAGCCAGTTCCATCATATCCCCCAAATGAGTAGTCTCCCACAAACATAGAGAAGATAGGAATAGGTTCGTATTTCGTTGGCTTTAATGCGTTATCGGCCAAACATCCGATCATTCCATTGATATCGAAGATGTAAACGCCTACTTCCTCACACATCATCTTTTTTAGCTGGGCGATCACTGATTGAGGCTGTCTACGGATCACGGCTGCAAATTCCGTAGGAGAAGCCCCTAATGAGATAGGTATACCCCCTACAACCTCGTTACCGTCTCCGAACGTTCTTTCTTCTCCGGGTGTCGTTTCTGGCGCATTTAGATTAGGGCTGCAAGTAACCTTTGTTCCGTCTGCGGCTGAAAGTAGAGGTGTCCAAGATGCTTTCTTGGTAATATCTGCTACTTGGTTCTTAACTCCGGGTGTCTTAAACACTCGCTGAAATGCTACTTTTTGAATTTGATCCATATCGACCGGGCATGAGGCCGGGTTAATAGTCGGGATTGATGCTCCCGCCGGGCAATCACATACAATGCTCATTTGATTCTAATTTAACGTTAAACATCTAATCTATCACGTCCCTTAGTGATACGCAAATATAGTAATTATTTGGTATAAAAGGCAATGGGGAGACATTTTGCCTCCCCAAGTCAACAATAAACTGTAATACACATATGAACTTGTCTCACGACAAACTGAATTATAAGAATAATATGAATTTAGATTTGCAAATGTAGCAATATAATAGATATACATAAACAAAAAGGGGAAAACCTGTTTCCCCTTTTTAGACCTTGATATTCACATAGGAAAGCCCATTTCATTCTTCAAGTACGTATCAAAAAAATATCCTAATACAAAATGTTCAGAAAAACTAATCTACGTAAACGACTTACTTAACCCAACGGCGCAAATATACTAGTTCTTTCGTTTAATTCCAACTGATAGTTCATCTAAAATTATTTCCTTCTCAACTATTCCGGTCAAAACATCTTCTAAATCATCATGGGCGTTCGCATTGAACTTCTTTAAGAAATTCTTCAAATGGTTATATTCATATGGGAAAAGTTCTTGCCAGCCAGCCGGAAATATGATGTGGAAGTTGACTAAACCAGCGTTCGTAATGATCCTGCTTTCTTTGTTTTGAGACTGCCGAAAACAGTGTAGTTGGGCTTTAGTCTTTTTACGGATAAGGAAAGCGAAGCCACTACCGCCGTTATTGCTTTCTATCCAAGCGTAGGTAGCTTTTCGTTGCTCGATCATCCTTGGAACCGTTATGGATGTGACCCTAATGTTTTCTTGCGAGTTGTATATATCTACTATAAGTATATATTTAATGGGCCTACCTTTTTCGTCAACCTCTGTTAGCGATTCATACACATCATATATCACTGTGCAAAGATAGTCTTCCCCTTCATCTGCCACGTCCGTATAAGAACCCCTACGAATGAAACGGCCATATTGAGACCGTTTCGTATATGTTCGGAATGAGGTGTAAAGATAACCTTCTGCCGATCCGGGATGCCCTTGGTATAGACAATCGAATTGCTGCTTGTTCAGTTTCCGTTTTAACAAAAGGGTTTTAAGATTATGTCTTTCCGGGAACAAGACTTCAAATTCCTTTCTTGGATCGATTTCAGTAGGCTCATCCGTCTTTATCGCCTCAAAATTAATTCGAACCCATGCCCCAAAAGGGATATTATCAAGATCAGACCATTTTTTAACATCTATCACTTGTTCTATTTCTTCCAGCTTTCCGATCAAATCCTCATTATGCCAACGTGTAAAAACTATGAGTTCTTGACTATCGTTATGAAGCCGGGAACGAACTACTGATGTGTACCAGTTCCATGCCTTTTCTCGAATGATCGGGCTATTGGCTTCGGCGTGATCTTTGTAAACATCATCTAGTATCGATATATCTACGGATTTAGAGGTTAAAGATGTGGATCGCCCAACGGCTCTTAACGATCCTTTACGGCCTACGCACTCAATCACACGTGAACTTCTTTTCCAGCTTCCTTTTTTCTTAATTATCTCATTCCGGGATAATACCGTTGTGGGGAATAGTTCTTGATATTCCCTTTTATCCATGATCCGTTGCACGTCCGTGCAGAAATCTTTAGCTGTATCTATATTATAACATCCGATCACAATCTTTAGGTCTGGGTTCATACCTAAAAGCATCGCCGGGGTTTTGCGGGTTGATCCTTCGCTTTTACCATGCTGGGGCGGTACGGATATCATGAGTTTTTTTATTTTGCCATGAATAAACATGTCAAGTATTTTGTAATACGTATAATGAAAATTAGTCAACACTAATGAAGGATCAATATAAGAGGCGAATGAAACCAGATCATTTTTTGCCGCCTCTTTTACTATATCATCCGCATGTGACTTTACAAAGTCTTCTAATTCGGTATCTATTATTTCGCCCATTTTGGAATTTTTGAAAGTAGTTAAACGTATATTTAGGTGTTTCCCCGGGAATTTTGCTATTATGTATAGTCAAAAACGAAAATGTACTAATCATTCTTTACTATTTTCCTAGCTAATTCGATCAACATGTCTTTAGGGATATCCGTGATCTTGTATCTTGATTCTTTATTCTCGACCTCTATGTTGATGCTTGATTCCTCTTTGGGAACTTCTACGGCCTCTGTTGGCTTATCTTTAGGCTCGTTCCATAGCTGGATATTTACCGGATCATCATACCCAAATAGTTGCGCTCTTCGTTTCTGGACATCCAATATGACACGCATATATATAGCGTCCCCGGCCCCGCTTTCCTTTATCAGCTTCAATGGTGGTAATGGTTCTCCTTCCTTCTTGCTTTTTTGGATTATACAGTTTTTGATCTTCTCTATTTCATTCTTATAGTACTGAATGGTAGTGGTTTTACCTTCTTTTGTGCGTTCCCAAGCATCCCATAATTCACGTTCCATTTTATCCAGCTTTGCGACCTCTAGCAGCATATAAGGCTTTATCCCTTCAAGATTTTCCTGCTGCCAACGATCCAATAGCTTCAACATGTCTTTCCGAACTAATTGCGGGGATACTTCTCGGTCTTGACCTATCTTTTTGTTATGCTCATTTAAGAGCTTAGATATATTGGCGAATGTGTACCCGGTTAGATAGTAATCCTTGCAAAAGGACATATCCATTTCTATTTGTTCCGGCGTTCGGCCATTCTTCAAATTCCTAGCCGCTTTTTTTTGACTTACTTCTTTCTTCTTACGTCCTTTATAATTAGTTAAATTCCTCATAATTATTTAATTCTATGTTGTTTATAAATAAAAAATGAGGTTAGAAAGACATCCAACCTCATTTGATCCTATTACCCCTGTAAGATAATCGGTGTTTGCCTTTTCTTGTAGGCAAAAGTAATAAATAAACTCTAAACTTCACAAAATCAGAATCATATTTTGATTACTCCTTGCCTACAAGGTTTGGCCTATCATCTATTAAGCAATATCTGCCACTTACCTAAAGCTCGTTTGTGTTAATTACTACCATCCCATCAAGATAATTAGACATTTCTTTGATTTGATGCTCTATGTCTTTTTTGATAAGATCGTAAATACGATAAACGCATTCTTGTGTAATATCTAATTTTCGTCTTGTAGCTTCTTCATTTTTATTAGGCTCCTTAAAACTTACTACTACTTTGAAAGGGATATAACCCTTAGTGCTCATTTTTTCGATAAATTCTTGATCTTCTTTAATGTTATCAAGTCTATCCATCATGTCATAAATATGGGTTAAGTCTTTACGTGTCATGTCTAATAATTTTTACATAAATATTTAAGCAATTCTAAATCCTTCACTTTAGGGCTGTCGCTCCCTTTAGTAGCATCGATAATAGTCATATCATCAATGGTAGTAGTCCAAGACTTGCCAGTTACCGGAGAAGTGTAAGTCACTTTATATCTGCCATAACCTACTTTCTCGAAATAGAAATCATAAATACTAATCTTTTTCATTTCATTTTTGTTTTTTGATTACACTACAAAGATACTAACTTTTTCTTATACTCCAAACAAAAAAGCAATTTTTTCTTATATTTTTTTTGTGCGGGTACAATATAAAAATAGGGCACACTACTTTCACAAGCAATGTACCCAAGCGTAATCAAAAGTATTAACTAAAAAAATCTTATGAAAAAGTACTTATAGTTCCTTGTATATTTTCCCGGTGCACTCATTCTCTAAAGGACAATGATCTGGATCATCCGTGTAGTACCACTTCATTACACAGCCATCACAGCCATTATCGACATAGGGATTATAGTTCATACAGAATACAGTTTTACCTTGGAACTCGCAACTTTGGGTCACCTTTAGTTCCTTCAACCTGTCAATTTCTTTTCTATCCAATTGTATCATAATTACTTTCTATAAATTCTTTACTAACTACAGAGAACTTCAATTTTCCTCTAGCGTTTTTTATTAAATAATCACCTTCCTCTAATATTGATATTGTACCTCCATCATTAATGGTACACCAACAACGACCTTCACCATTTGAAGGTATGACCAATCTTCCAGCAGAGCCATTAGAGAACCTTCTAACTTGATCTATATTCAGCCTGTTTAGCTGAATGGCCTCGCAAACATTAGCAATGTATTTCAGTTTTAAAGACATATCATGATTGTTTTATGGGTAATTCTTTTGATCATCAATTTTCTTTTCCATTTTTTTAGTCTCCTATTTTTATTATTGATTACGCTGCAAATATACTAACTTTTTCTTATATCCAAATCGAAAAGGCATTTTTTTTATTTGGCATATCTAAAAGAGCTAGTCGGATAGTCTAATATGAAATCTTTATCATATACCAGCGAGAAAATTCCTAGTTGCCCCTTTACCGGGAACTCTATAACCGGGATCGGATTCTTTAGGAACCAAGCGTAATGACCGCTTTTCAATGCTTTAATCAAGTCCTCTCGTTTTAGACATGCTGATGATAGCTCTTCTTCGCTACATTCCTTCAACAACTTGCAATCATATAGTTCTACTCTACATATAGATACGCCTATCCGATATTCATCTTTGTACTCATACCCATCAAACACTTTTTTGGATGATACGATCAATATATCACCTCTATGTTTTGTTGCACGGCTCCTAACCTCGATCTTTTTAATCCCTTTGCTGATCATATCCGCAAAAGGCTGATTTACGGACAAAGCACTGAATTTATCGTGCAAATCTGCGTTATATTCGTTTGTTCTGTACTGCATAATCTTTTGTTATATTTTAAACTTTAAAAATCAATATATTATCAGTGAATACCTTTACCCCTTTTCTTATCCCTTTCCAGTTTTCGCCTTTCACGCCTAGTCAAAGGTGGTATGTATCGCTCAATGATATCCTGCCTTTTGATTTTTTTATCTTCATTGCCATTTTTAGGGATATCCCTATCTAATATTAAGCCTCCATTGAGCACATGATCAATCTCATTTTCGCTCATATTATAAAGTTCATTCAATGTAGGCCTTCTCCATTCGTAAACAGGAATGTGATCGGGAATGAAATAAAATGTTTTACAGTGTGACATCATACCTCCACATTTACACCCTATCATAAATGGGGTTACTCCTTTATCGGCATATGTAGTGACCATTTCTTTTCCGCATGATTCGCATCTATACAGATCATATGTCCCACGGCCATCGTAAATATTACTTTTCTCTATTGAGGAAACTAATTTTTCGTATTTTCTTATTATATAATTGTTATCCATTTCTATCAATCATAAATCCGATTTGAACTAAACAACACATAGACTTTATAATCTTTACTGGTTCCCCATTTTCGATAATAGGATCATAAGAATCATCCAGCTTTGTTACTATCAACCTATCTGCCGCCAATAAAGAAATAGTTTGATCCTTAGTGTAGGCCACACATTTGCGTTGTGTCCCGTCCTTATCCATGTACTTAAACATTACTCCTTTAGCCATAATATTTTCAATCTATTAAGTTATGTTTTTAATATTAGGATTCTCTCAATTTGGGATTCTCTAAAAGATACCTTCGTTTGGCATCAGACCAACCAGCGGCATCATTAAGCCTAATTCTATCATCTTCATACACGAACTCATACCAGCCCGTGGTTCCTATTCCAGTACGTTCGCTTAATCTCATTAGGCGATTCTCAATATACCTTGATAGATACTTATATGATGATGATTGAGGTAGAGAAATGATTCTGAAATTCTTATTGGCTAGATCATCTACCCTTTTATCTGGTTTATTTATTATTTTGGCCTTTTTTTGAGTTTCCTGCGTTTTATTATCCCGGATGATGATTGGTTCGGGATAATAATCACGCTTCAACGATCGCTTTATAATGCCATCATAATTCCTTCTTTGTTTTTTTACTTCATTCATCTTTTAGTGTTTTAACAAATTTCTTGACTGATGATTTCATTAGAGTAGCGTTCATGATATTGCCTATGCCATATATTTTATATTGCAAAAAATCGCCTTGCCAAACGGCCTTACAGTCTGGATCGGTATCAAATACGATCATCGTACCTTTCTTGAATTTATTGTCTACCATAAACGATAGTTGCCTCAAAGCATCTTCTTTGGAACCTAGGCCTATTTCTACGTATGGGTCATACTGGTTCCCGTTCTTAACGAGCATAACATAGGATTCAGTCCCGTTTAAATCCAGCTTCACTAGTTTGTCATGCCCCAAATTAGCGGTCGCTATCGTTGTATTATTTATGACTGTTTGCCCTATACAGCCCATCACTATTAATAACAGGCTAAAAATTATGGTTATCTTTCTCATCACTAATCATTTTTAGGTAATAATTTATAAATAGTCAATCCTTCATAATCAACTGCCTCAAGCGTGCATCTTATAGGCTTTCCATCTGATTTATAGATACTATCATCCTCCATTACGCCTTTTATCATATTGGTAGCCTTGATATACAAACATCCGTTATTCCCGGTTAAAACACGATATGATTCCTCTGTTGGTACTGGAACGGGACATATAGCTAGATATTTACCATCAAAATACACATTGATTCCATATGTTTCGAATATGCCTAATGACATTACCGTATTTTCAAACAGGTTTATTCTCCCTAGCAACGGAGATATAGATACTTCCATCTTTCTTTCACATTCCTTTGATGATATCAATTTAAAATTTCCCATATTCTTTTTTTAGTTTATAAATTATTTTTTTGTTTTTTGGATATATAAGCATTCTCGATCGGATTCCGTTCTCCCATTCCGCATGGCATGCCGGGCAAAGAAGATTTATGTTTCTTGGATCATGTGCCATATCTGGGTAGGCTCCACGACTTAATATATGACTACAATAGATAGCCGCAAATTGATCCCCTAATGGCTTTAGGCATTCTTCGCAATAATGCGATTTGTGATCCCACACAAAACGGAAAAATCTATTATTGGCTGCTTGAATGTCTTCTTCTCCGAAAAGGTAATTAGAAAACATTTTATTCTGTAGTTCTATCCTTAAATCATGGTCTAGCTCTAATTCATTGTAATGGAATAGGGGTTCTATTCCCCTATTCCTCACAATAAAATATTCTTCTAACGTTTCGATCTTAATCGCTTCCATCTTCATCATCGGAGAAAGGCATATCATTCGGATCGATCTTCTCGTTCAAGTCTTCGCTATCATCATCCCCGTTTGCGGCGAATAGTTCCAGTTGTGCGCTTTTACCCTCCCAGATATAAGCGTAAACCTCATCGTGTAGATCATCAACGATATCCTCTATATCTTCCTCAAACCCGTAGGTAGTGACATCGAATCTTATCCGGTGCGAATTAATAGCCATTACTTGTTTCGTATCCGCTTTAAAAGTAGAAGTAATGATTATACCTCTAGTGTTTTCTTTTCCAGATAATGCGAACCCAGAAATAGATAAACGATCTGCCACCTCTTTATAAGCTGATTCAGCCAGTTCATTTTGTTTCTTCGTGGCTTTAAAATCCGGCGTTTCCATTAGGGAACGGAAAAATGACAGATGCAATACACGAAGCATCATAGGCTTTAAGGATTCTACCTTATCCAATAAATCCGGGTGACAAATTCTAGGGGATACGAAATGATAATTTTCGTAGTAGTTCTCGCTTCCGCACGTTACTCGCACTGTGTAAACGATATCCAAACCACCGTCCTTTACTAGCTTGATCTTATTCAAGCAAAATTGTTCTTTTGTTGGTGCAACCATTTTGATAAATTTATTTAGTTATAAAATCAGCGCATTTCCGGCCATGATTACTACAAGCGCAAACACGCATATCCTTCGCTTTACAATAGCATCCGTTTCCGATAAACTGGGATGCGTTTTTACAAAACCTGCAAAATACGATTTTATCTTTATCATGTTTTGCAGGTTCCTTTTTACCTACTCTAGGCATATTACACCCTGCTTAACTAGCTCGTTAAAACAACGCTCCAAAGCCTTTACATCATTAATCGAACTATGTGCCTCAAAGCTATCATTGAATAACTTTTGATACAATTCCGTCAATGTCGGCCATTTCAGCCCCTTACCATTCGGGAATTTGGCTCCGACAAATTTAATAGTTTTATTCATAGTGCAAATCCTTTTCTCTTTATCTAGTGCCGGAACTACAAGTTTGTCGTAATAATAGGGCATGCGCAATCGTAAAGAATTAGCCTTTACAATAGAAGTATCGAAATAGATATTATGAGCTACTATCTTATCGGCATTTATAGCATCATTGATGAAACTATCTATTGCGAAAGCTAAAGGTACTCCCTTCTCTAAAGCCATTTCCGTACTTATACCATGAATTTCGGTACATTCCTTCGGTATCTCATACCCTTCTGGCTTGACTATTAAATCATTCTCAACCCCTTTGAACTTCCATGAGATCGAAACGATATGTGGGAAAACATCAAAATCTTTGTCATATTTTTGATCTTTCGTGAATGTTCCCGTAGTCTCTGTGTCAAAAAATAAAATTTCCATATTCTAAATATTTGCTTTGCCTAATTTTTCGGCCATTTTTATTTGTTGTTCTATATATTCTGGATGTCTATTAATGAGCAATTCAGATACCCCTAATATAATTGAACGAAGATTGTCGTTGTTCTCAATGATATTGTATAGATACTCGACATATGATGATTCATCGCCGATAAAATGAGTATTACTAAGAAGGCCCTCCCCTAAATCATCCCCAGTAATTAACATCAAGAAATCATGACTTTGATCTGTCATATTAGGCTTATAGGCATCTAAAAAATCTTTAACTAAAATAGATTTTATTTTTGCCGCTGTTTGCATTCGGTCTTTTTTAGTCTTCATTTGGATCACAAATATATACATGCAGATTTT